TTGTAATTTTTGAAGTAGTTAGATAATATTTTAAACATCGCCCGGTAGCCGTAGGCCATTGTTGTAAACTGTTTAAAAGATTTATCCTCACTGGGCCTTACTTCTCCTTGGAACAAGTCGTTATTAATCCGAATATTACCAGGATTGTTATTTCTAAGTCCTCTTGCTGTCATAATATATTACTCCATTATCTAAATTAAACTTGTCTAAAACTCACTGGGTGGCTCTCGATCTGGACATCCATGTTTATTACATTTCCGAAAATCAAGAGCACTATTCCTAATTATCAATTCCGTATTCTTTTCAGTTAGCTCACGGATACGCTGACGCAATTCTTCTATTTTTGCATACAAAGTATCTATTTTAGTATCCAGTTCACCCACTCTTTTTTCCTTTTTCTCGTATAATTCTTTCCATTCATCAGCATACTGAGTAATGTTATCCGCTTCTGCTTTTTTAGCTTCTGCGGCAGCCTTACGTTTTCGAGATTCATAAAACATGAATGCTCCAATTAACGGCAGGCCCGCTGCGCTGATAAATGATCCTATCAACTGGACTATTTCTTGCATTTCCATCATTTAAAGTAAAAATAATATGCCTAAATAAGTGGATAATAAGGCTGCTATCTCAATCCAGAACATCGGCTTGCTCTGGTAGAACTTATACCAAAATGTGCCCTCTTTTTCTTTGGCAATGCTTAATACAGTATACCCTACATAGGAAAGCCATACTAACAACATTGGCCAGAGGTTCAATGCCACCCAAAGTTGCGATCCGGCAATACAGATGATTGCTCCAGCAGAATGCATCTTGCTCTCATAATCTTCTTTGAAATTGGGAGCTGAACCAACAAAGAACATGCCAGCACAGGACAGAAATGCAATCCATTCCGTGTTTGGTTTACTTACCTCCAATATTGCAGGCATCAATAAACCGGCAGTCAGCCACATCGTTGCCATAAACCACAATTTATGCTCCAGATAGTAATAGGTAGCACTTATGGAATAAGGTACACCCTTAGTCTTTACACACACGGCAGCCGTGTAGGCCGCAATAACAAGCATTGAAATAATCGTCAAAATAGTTATCATACCAATCTTACATTTATGTTAATCAATTCTTTCAAATGGGCATATACCGGATTAATCGTACCATAAAAGCAGTAATATTTCTTCCTTACGCCGTCTTCCATTTCCGTATAATACTTTCCCTGTTCAAGCGTCATGCCTGGCGCATAGAGTTTGGAATCGTATTCCGTGCCTTTGTGATTTTCGTCCATGCGCTCATAAAGAGCAGCCGTATCTACCGAAGGAGGATATATTTCGAGAACCGGATTTATCGGTTGCCGGACTTTCCATAACCAGTCATCGTTAATTACCCGGTTGCCGGTTTCCAACTTCCCGTTAATAAATTCTTTCCATTCCGCATGTGCGTATTTGGCACCAATCGCTTCATCATCCGTCAGTGACATTGCAGACACAGATTTACGGGTGATACGGGATAGTTGCTTCTCTGAATCGTGCGTTTCCGTGTATTTTACGGCTTCCTGTAATTCGGCTGTTGTTCTATGGATTACATCAGGGTAGCCCGTCACCTCAATCGCTTCTACATCTTCCACTGTCTCGGCAGCTTCAATATCAGAGAGTAACTTTTCTGATAGACCTATACAGATATCATTATAGTCTGCCATCTCATTGAGAGCTTCCAATAACAGAGATGATTTATACGAATTCCCGTTTACTTCAACCGTATCTTTTCGAGCACACTGGTCTTTTAGAGACAAACGATCGTATGTATATACATCGTTGTTCTCTATGTAATAGTGCCGGTAGTCGGTGTTGTAGACTTCCTGACGCTTCAAGTCTTTTGCAGTTTGAAGTTTTTCTTCCGGTGTCGGTTCGGGAATAGGCGTCAATTGCATATTGAACACTTCTTCTACGGATGCACCTTCGTTTGCCTCTTTAAAGGCAATCTGTTCTTCTGTCAGCAAAACGTACTTTCCTGCAACGTAATCCTCCCATGTCGTGCCGATATCGTAGTTTGCTGTATCAAGCTTTTCCGGCATTGTGACATATATGTTTGCTGCGTCTTTTTGTATATATATATATTTACTCATATCGCTTATATTTGTTTTTATTCTTCGTAAGCCCAGTATCGGATCAGGACGGTACCGTCACCACCGTCACCTTCTGATCCACCACCGCCACCATAACCACCGCCACCATTTACTCCACTTCCTTTACCTTCTTCATAGTCAGATACTCCTGCTTTTCCATATATTTCACCTCCACCACCTCCACCACCAGCAGCATTCCGTTTACCTGAAGATTCCCCAAAATCTCGAGTCGTATGACCTTGTCCTATACCTCCTTCATGAGCGCTGCCGTTTGATCCATTACCACCATCCGAACCGCCATTACCTCCTATAGAACCGCCTCCACCGCTACCTGAACCACCATCTGAACGCCATGGACCATTTTCGTATCCATCCATACTCCCTCCATAAGCTCTATAATTCGAGTTTAGAAATTGCGAGTATCCCCCATCATTAGGTGGAGTACTATTAGAACTTCTACTACTTCCTTTGCCAACTCTTATTGAAATTGACTGACCCGGTATAACAGGAATAGCATCACCATCTCTCCATCCGGATGTATCTTTTTTAAAGGTTTTTGTATATCCTCCAGCTCCTCCTGTATCTGAATATCCTCTATTGCCTCCGCATCCACCACCGACAAGAAACACATCAACCCACATACATCCCGCTGGAACCGTCCATGTGTAATTTCCTGCCGGATAAAACCGCTTCTGAAAGAATACTAACTTCTTACTTCCTATCGTCCTTCTTCTCAACATATCAATCCTTCTCTTTAACGGTTATTGAATACATGACACCACTCGTAGCGATCTTCAAAATAGACATCTCGAAAGGCACGCCGGAAGTAGTGGTAATAGAACTACCGGACATTGATCTAAAACTGCCAGTAGTAGGGATAGGCTGCGTAAAAGAAGCGGTAGGATTACAATCAAGGTATATCTCTTCGCCTACATTCAGTGCCCTTGCAGACTCATTTATCGACAGGTTTGAAGCGGAGGATAGGGTAGCCTTAACCAACCTCTTGCTTGTCGGTATATTCACAAGAGTGGTGACAGTATTACTCCCTGTGCTGAAGTTTACTATATCATCCACCTTCTTCTTGTCCTCCGCCGACATATACCCCGCTGTGGTGGGGGTAGCGATAGGGGGAGTGCGGTATTGACCGTTGCTGGAGAGGTATTTTGTACCATCACCTCTATTGGTTAATTGCAAAAGATTTGTAACCTGTGTATATGTTTTATCTGCAGAAATTTCGATAGCCAATATGGGTATAGTTGCTCCAGTATTTTCATACATAATAGCACTTATTGTTATAAAATACTTTTCTTTAGGTTCCGTTGTTTTCGTAATAATTATAGGAATATACGAATCATCCATATATGCTAAAGACACTCTATTCTCCCACGCATTAACTATTTTTTGATAATTTTCATCTGATAATGTACCACTTTCATTTGGAAATAAAGTTGTCAAGTCAAGGTACTGATTGCTCGCCACTATCTCCGACCACGCCCCATTGTTACGCCCGTAGGTTTTTCCGTCCTTTGGAGCTTCCTGCACATAGTTCGACAAGTCGACCTGCGTACTGCCAATATGCTCCGGCTTCCCGTCTATGAAGATATACTCGTCGTAGATATCGTTTCCCGACCCGGATTTGGGGACAAGATAGATAACATTACTTTCCCCCATTTCCGGGAGAGATTCAACCTTCTGAAGCGTTACACTATTAATGGCTGATATCAAAGACTGGACTTCTTCCTTTGTGTATGTTTCAGACTTTAGATAGTAATTTGTTAAATCGTTTACCGCTTTTGTGATAAAACCACTATTGTTGGTCAGATCACTTGTTTTAGTTGGTATGGCCGGTTCGACATATTCCATGAACGTACCGGATGAACTGTTGTCTGAATCCGGAACAAACAAATACTTCTTTCCTGAAACAAGCCCAGCAGTGTCAACAAGCACATTACCCCTCCCTGCCCCGGCGGGTCCCGTCTGACCACGGGGAATGAAGAAATTCAAAATGTACTTCGGGTTGCCTTCGGGCGTCTCTCCATTCTCTACAACTTCAACTCTGGCTTCTTCTGAAGGATTAAGAGTTGTCGTTGTCCCCTGTTCAAAGACTGCCGGCTGACCGTCTTTGCCTTTAGGGGTAGTCAGGTTAAGAATGTATTTGGGATTGCCATCTTCGTCTACTCCGTTCTTGGTAAAGCTGCCGGAAGGGGTTTCACCAGAGGTGGCGTTGACGGATTCTAAGATGGGAGTTTTACCACTATCCCCGACATCGCCTTTAGGAATAGACAAGGATATTGTATATATCGGCGATCCGTCAGTATCATTCTGTTTAAAAGTAATTTGTGCTATAGCCTTTTCTCCCGGATCAAGAGTTGTTACTGGTCCTGCCTCAAACTTAGGCGTTTTTCCATCTATACCGTCAGAACCATCTACACCAGGATTTCCAATCTCACCTTTAGGTAAAACCAAATTGATCTTATATACGGGATTTCCCGACAGATCTTCACCATCAGAAGATAATGAGGCAGAAGCATCATCTCCATTTTTAACTGTCCCTATTTTAAACTGAGGTGTTTTTCCATCATTACCAGTAGATCCTCGAGGAATAGTTAAACTTATGATGTATCGTGGTAATCCTTCTGGTGTTTCTCCTGATCGCACAATAGATGATGAAGCTTGAGTATCCGGCTCTCCGGTAGTGGTAGAACCACCTTCTAAAACAGGTGTAGCCCCTTCTGCCTTTTTGCCTGTATTCACTCCATTAACTACCCAATAACCATTTTCATTAATGGTCGGTTCCACGTCTTGAGATACCTGCTTTTTAAAATCAGATACCGCTATAGCCGCATCCGATCCTCCCAAAGAGGTTTTTGATCCTAAAATTAAGTCATTGTCCGACAATGACGGGAACTTTGTGAAATTTTTTATATCTTTCGTCCCTGCCATATTACTCCGTCTTTAATTGATTGTACAACTGCCAGAAAATATCCCAAAATTGCTGTATATTGTCCTGTTCCAGAATTTGAGCTCTAAAGTTCTGAGAACTATACTCTATATCAACATGCAAAGGTGTTTCCTGTCTTTCATCCGTTAACGTTCCATCAGAAAGTGGAACTTGTCTTATCTCACTTTTAAGGAAAGATACATGCAAAAAATCCATTTTGCCCGTTCCTGTATCAATATGCCGTTCATAATATGCGACAATATTTCCCACAGTAGTTCGACCGTTGTCTGAAGTTCTTAATATTTTCAAATCCAATGTGTTCATATCTTCCTTTATTGATCAAAATGCATTACTATTTATATAATAATTGTTGTTGTAATAATAGAAAGTCACTATAGTTCCAGGAGTTGCTTCATACTGTCCATAAGTATAATTACCACTGCCATATATCGAACCGGCTGTGCCTATTATGGGAATACCCGATACACCTCTGAAAGCAACTTTTCCGCTATATCTTGTAATAAGAAAAGTAAACTTGATAACCGCCTGATAGGAAAGAGCCAGACCGTTCGAAAAGTAATCACTACCTCCAAAAGCGTCAAAAAGTTCTTGTTTTGTAGGCAAAGTTATTACTGAAGTAGCAGAAGTACTGCCTTGAAAAACGAATATATTCTTATACTTAAGATCATTCCATCTATATCCGCTACTTGGTATATATGTGACAACGGATAATCCTCCCTTAAATGAATTGAAACCTTCGCTATCTATCGCTATCGGGAAATCACAGTTTCCGGTATTGATATTCAATCCAACATTTTTATTTCCTTCTGGGTCCCAATTAAATAAGTTACTACTACTAAGATAATTTTTTTTTCTATTTTTAATAATAGAAGTAAGAGTGAATGCGCCTCCTACTGTCGATGGAATTAAGTCTTGACCAAAAGATATTTCGGTATTAGTGCCCTTCATTGTAATATATCCAGTTTCACCACCTATATCTTTATTACACTTAAGACAATTATTTTCTATAGAAAAATTTCCAATTTTGCAACCATCATCAGCTATGAGCATTTTTGTATTTATTGTACCATCCCCATACAATCTGGTAGGTGCTTCTTTTCTATTAGAATAAGATGCACCTAACGCAATACGCGGTCCATTATCTGCATTGCCATCTATAGAAACATTTCTATTTTGACTCTCAATATGGGTATTGCTAAACCACCATCCTGCAATATTAGCTTCTTCTGCAAATAATAGCCCCGTAGCAATATTCTCAAATTGCCCTTGAAATGCTTTCCAATAAGAAGTATCATTGCCTGGATATTGCCCTGTAAATGTTCCTGCTGTTGTCTTTGTTATAAAATACCTACGAGAACTACCCGATCCGGTGTAAACAACTTCCACATGATCGGATGTACCTGTATATTGCTTAGAGCCGGAATATTCGCCTCTAAATGTTAAAGCAGGTCCATTAGAACCTGGAGAGCCAGTATCTCCCGTTATTCTGACAGGAGTAGACCAACTACTATAAATCGTACCATTTCCATTGAATATTGCCCTACTCATCCATAAGGGAGAATCACCAACAGGGGGATCAAGAGCCCAACCAGAAGGAGGAACCCATGTACCTGTGGGGGTTGATGGTTGGCTGCCGGAACGACGATAAACCTGATAAGTAGTCTTTCCATCTTCCCCAGGATTACCTGGGCCACCATCTTCTCCATTTTTCACTCTGGTTATTGTAAAAAGAAGATCGAACGTTGACATACCTTCACAGTTAACATGAAGATTTATCGTTGCTTTATCTTCCGTTACTTCTTGTACCGCTACAAGACCATCTGTAATAGTATATTTACATCCCTCTCCTTCTGATGTTACAAGATATTTACCTTCACCCACAACATCACTATAACGTAATTTATTTGCACCCTTATAAGCCTGTATAATGGTCGAAACACTAAATTCAGATGCGACCACAATGTCACTTCCGGTCATTACCGTATCATCCCCAGTTACAACCTCAACTTGACTGTAAATTCCATCCGCAATATTATAAACGGCGGAATAAGTAGAAAGGACTGCGGAATAGGCATCATCACCTTTAAAATTGTTATCCAATCCTGGAACATTCCACACATTCCCTCCAAAATATACATTGTTCAAGTACACGGAGCCTTTTGCAAGGGATTCTCCGTTTATCACTAAATTGGATAAGTCACCATCTTGATAAGTGATATTCTTTGAAGGGTTTATTTCCCAGGTATCAACATTGATAAGGTACCGTTTATATTTCCTTGTGCTGTAAGCAGAAGCCTGTCTGCTTTTATCAGTAGCATTACCATACACTGAGAACTTCATTGATGCAGTAGGATGCACAGATGTTCCCGGTTTTAACTCATATTTGAAATGCGCATTATCAATGATTTTTACAGGTGTAAAATAGGAAGTAGAAAATCCTGCAATAGTGTCAAAACCTGCGCTATCTGTACCAGAAACAGCTTCGTTGCCCGTCAAATTATGAAATATACCACGACAGAAATCATTAATATGTAGACCTGATAATTCACCTTCTTCAAGTTTTAAGGTCACTATCTGGTTTTCAGTATCTACAGATTCAATAAGTCCAAAAGCAATAGAGTTCCATAACTCACCGGAAACAACATCAATACGGTTAAAACGTAATTCTGGTACTTCTAGAAATTCGCGAAGAGTCAAACTATTTCCTTCAATATCGCCATTCTTATCAAATTTTCCACCAGAACCTAAAAATCCTCCTACATATGTACCAAATGTAGCGCCATTATTAAGCCCAAGAAGATAGTTAGTTTGATCTGGTTTATCCTTTCTCAGATATTTCTTATTAAGTTCCTCTGGTGAAGCCCCACCGCCAATAATAGATCCTCCTGTAGATGTTGAACCTTCATTCCTTACATTATCAATGGCATCCCAAATCTTATCAATCGTACTTGCTATAGGTTTATCGCTAAGAGAAATATCATATGTTGGAATTGATTCACCCTCTCTTATGGATAAACTCTGAATGATAATGCTATAATCAGTACCAAAATCCACATCGTATAATGGGAGCTTCATTCCTTCACGAATCAAATCGTGTAGATTCCCATTTCTGGCCATGTATATCTCATCCACTCCAATATTATAGGTATAGATAACATGGTCATGTTCCGCCAGATAAGATGTTGCAGCTTTTAATAACCTATCCTCTGCATATTCCACATACTTTTCCGGCATCTTGATATTAAGAATCACAAATCGATCACCAGCGGAAAGATTCTGCCCAGCATTGGGAACTTGAAAATCATCCCTTGTTGATTTATTAAGAGTTATATCATAATTGCCACTCTCTAACTGAACAACATCTACAATCTCAAATTCATAGCCAATAAGACTACCGCTTTTCATTGATATTGTAGCTGTTTCTGTTGTCAGGTAGTCTTTGATATTGAAACCTATATTCTTGATTGTAATCTTGAAAGTGCCCTTTGTCTCTGTTTCTTTTGTTATCTGCTCGGCAGCAACCAGTTCATCTATCCTTCCTATATCCGGCAACTCTACCCCCGCTATAGAAGGATAGATATCTTCAAATACCATAGTGTACTCCCTAATCCCATAAGCCGGAAGATTCCTTGATTCAATATAGCTTTTACCCGTTTCAAGATACCCCGGCAACATTAAATTCTTTTTACCGGAAAAATCAGAATCGCGTTTATTGTAATCATCCGGTATATTACGTTCTCCTCCATAAGCGTACAACCGGGTTACTACTACCTCATCAGCATTAACATCCCTTTCTATTTGGTACAACCCGTTATTCTTGCCGTAATAAAAGGTGTGCTCCAAAGATTCTTCTGGATAGCCGATTTTTACATTTCTTTTGGATATAAAGAAATTTAGGCCAAACTCCTTGTTTATCATTACAAGAGCATTCCAGCAAGACACATTATCTATTTCTATCTCTGCGTCCTCCGTTTCAACACCTTCATAAACTTCTATTTCCCATCCTGGATAATCTCGATCCATATTTGCTTGTATTCTTTCAGCAAACGTTTTTGCGGTTCCGACAAAAGAAAAAGAAGGACTTGGCTGATAATGATAATCATTGCCGTACGGCACATAGTCCAACAACTGGCAATTCTGCAATTCGATATCTATAGTCCTAAATATCAAATCATATTTGAAAGCATTTAAGGCGCTACCAAAAGATGCGCTTTTTATCTGAGACGGCTCATAATCCAAATAGAACTCTTCTCCCCTATAAGTAATATGATCACCAATGGCAAAGTTTATAACAGAAGGAGATTCGAAGGAACAGGTTACAGTCCTTTCCCCCATAAAGGAACCATTGTACTCTAATTCTTTGATTGTACAACGCTCTATTTCGCCCGTTTTGTCATAAATAATCCACCCCATATCACCTTATGATAAATTGTTCTCTCGGTTTGGTTACTCTAAATTTCATTTTAAATACAGCAACATCTCCCAAACTACTATCGCTTGTGAAATCAAAATCGCTAAAGCCCTTGAAATAAGCCCCTTTACATCCGGTATTTGAATATGGAGAAAAAATATTAAGCTCTAACCCTTCTGTTGTCATATATCTAAATACGGCAGCCTGTTTAGTCGGAAATGTCCCTTGAGCTCCTTTATACACCATAGATATCTCTGTGTCGTAGGCTTGTAATCTTACAACATCAGGGAAATAAACATCCTCGCCATCTTCATCTATCCAATCGCGAGATGGCAACTCTTTTGTTTCAAGAGGTAAGAATAATGGCACACTAGTTGTTTTAATACCAAAGTCTGCATACAGATCTTTTGTTTCGGATCCATTTGCTTTCTGGAATATTAGCGTATCTCTGTCTGTTGCCATAATATTAAAAAAGAGAGCCTACGATGCAATGGCGTCAACCATTATACCATAGGCTCTCTTTGAAGCTCTTGTTTATTACAAAAGCAAATATAGATACAATCTATTAAATACACAAATATTATAGATTCAATTTATAATACATAATAACAACCCAGATAGCGGTATTGCTATCTGGGACATCCAAACGTGATACGCTGGGTACGAAGCCCCAACATGCAGATTTATCTTGTTTTATGTAGCAATATTATCTTCTTCCGTCAATTTGTTGCCGGCAATGAACAGCATCACAAGTCCGATTATGTTACCTAAGAAATATTCGCTTTCCGATCCTGCCAGAAGAACCCCGGCCACTAACAGGAATATCAAGGATAATGCTTTCATGATGCTATTATTTTAGTCCCGTTATCTAATCCGACATATTGGTTGTCATTTCTAATGCCTGTAAGTCCGAACGGGGTTTTATGTTCAAACCAACATTGCATATTTAAATCATTGACTAATTTCACAATATGTAAGAGTGATCTTATTGTAAACCTATTTTCTTCAATATCAAATTCGTCTATATTGAGTATATCTTGAATTAATCCCAGCAGACAGGAAGGTAAACCGAATATGCCTGCATCATCTAAAATATCTTTGCCGAACTCTGCTAATACCCCTACTTGATCTGCTGTAAGACCTTCGAACTTCGTTGCTAAATCTTTAAATTCCATGATTTTGTAATTATTTTTTGGTTTATTAATTGGTATAATATTGGCTGTCCTGCATTATAAAGGACTACTGAATAGGTATGTATGTAAGGTTTATTCTATAGCCGCTATCTTCCCGTCAGATGGATTTCCGCCAAACAGATGGTTGATGTAAGCCAGCCCTTTTTGCGTGACAAGAATTTTTGTGACAACAAAACCCGGATGGCTGTTACGCTCAATGAATTTTTCCTTCATCTCAAAATACCCGGCATTGACAAACCGTTGCTTCGGCTCGTTCCGGTTAGAGAAGAATACGCCTACCTGCCTTAGCTTTTGGAATAGTGTGTTGCGTCTAAACCCCAGCTTGAGGATTTTAGCAGCCATTCCGATATCGACTTTGTCGTCTGTGATGAAGGCGGCATCTGCGAAGTCGGCTTTCGGTTGGAGCTTTGCGATCTTGGCATCCTTTTGCTGGTTGTCGGCTTCAAGCTGTTTCAGCCGTTCTTCCCGTTTTTCAAGGGTAGCCTGTGCGATAGTAAGAGCACGAGCCATGATTTCCTCTGGGGTATCGTCGGTTTTGGTTGCGATGTAGCCGCCGGTCTTGCGAATAGCAGGGAGAACTTCGGAAGTTACCCATTTTCGGAACGCTTTCGCTTGCGGTTTACGGCTATCAAGAATAACATCGTACAAACCATCCTCGTTTACAAAATTTGCTTGTTGAATCCCTCCAGCCGTTTCAAGGGGTTGGGTTGAAACCACACCCTTGTCAAGTCTCTGTTTTACATCACCTTGTCTTAAACCTAATACAGAGCATACATCAGAAAGGCAAAAGAGAGGATTTTCACTTGTACCTGTGGTACGAATTTCACCGAATTGCGGTGAGTTGAAGATTTTAATTTCTTCCATACTTTTAGTTTGAACATAAAAAAACTGCGCTACGTGCTGTTCAAGTTCTAAAAGCAAACTCCATGGGTATTTCTACTCCATGACACGGCGCAGTTATATCATTATATAACAATATCATATATGTATAGGCACAAAAAATGCCGCTATGTTTGCGGCTTCGTACCGCTTTTAGATTTGAACATCACAAAGGTGGTGCATTTTATCGAAACGACCAAACAAATTCCGAAATATTTCATTTATGTTGTAAAGCATAAATTTTACCCCCCCCCATTTGCATATATTAACAAACAGTCTTATCTTTGCGGCAAATTACTAATCATTAAAAACGTTTTTAAAATGAAGAAGCTCTTATTTATTATGGCAATGATGTTGCCTATTTGGGTTTCAATAAGTTGCTCAGAAGAAAATAAAGAAAAAGCTTTTATTGAAAAGCATTTAGGTGATATTGGAAATGGTAAATATGCGTTTGACATTGAGTGTTATAATCTTACTAAAGTATTTAGTTGGAACCATTCTAAAATGGGTGGCTTTTTTGGTCTTCGTGAAGATAATCTTCCATTTAGTAGTTATTTAATCGATTACAGAATGAAAGAAAAAGATAATGAATATATAGATGAAATGAAGGATTTGTTTATCATTGATTGGTTTAATACCAACTTCCTTTTTGATGAGTATGAATTTGTTAGCCAAAAGCATTTGTTTGATATAGATATTGTGTCAAGAGTAAGAAAGGATTCTCTTAAGGAACATGGGTGGACTATTGATGT